TGTTGTAAATAAGTTGACTGAAAAGTATAAAGGTAAACGAGTAAAAGGAGAAGTTATGTCTCAAACAAAAAGGACAGAAGTTGAAAACAGACTAGATCCACAGCTTTATCCTGAGGTATTAAATACTGTTAAAAGTAGAGTTAATTCTCTTTTAAAAGAAGAAGATTTAAAACTTGGTCTACAAATAGCACCACGTTATGTAATAGATGATATAGGACACACTGTTTCAATAAAAGAAACTGATAAATTTCCAAAGTTATTTAAAAATTCAAATGTTAACAAAATAAATTCTCTTGTCTATGAAGATCCTTTAATTAACCAGGAGGTTAAAAAAGTCACCGGCTATGAGTCTAAATATAATAAATGGTTTAAAGAATTAGATAATATGGTGGGTAAAGAAATAACAAACAAACAAAGAACTCGATTAGAAAAGATTCAAGAAGAAATGGAAGATAATTATGAAGAGTTGGTAGAGAATGTTGGTGATTTTGATAAATTAAAGGCCATCCTTAAAGAAGCAAGACCAGATTTAAAAATTTCTGATTCATATATAAAATATCTAACAGGCCATACTAATCGTTTAGGTCAAATAGATATTAACATTCCTAAGGTGGGAGAAAAATTTAAATCAGAAGATATTTTTGTAGATATGAGCAATGTAGATGAAAGATACATAATTGGTTATGTAGATAAGATTAATCCTAAAGCTAAATTATTTAAGGATCTATCTACAAAAGAAAAAGAAATTTATGAATATAATGTAATAGCTCAAAATGCGGAAATATTGGGAGATTATTTTAGAAAAATAGGTGTCCCTGAAAGTGAGATTAAATCTATGCAAGATGAATTTTATTATCCCATTCCAGAATGGAAAGTAAGAAAAGCTACAGGGGGACCAGTATATGGCAAATACGCGAAACAAATCGCAGGTATATCCTAAAACCTGGCTCCTGGCGCCTGAAGCAGGACCCACGCCTCAGGGCTTGAATATTAATTATAATACTGTTAAAACAGTAGAATTGGAGAAAACAAATGGCAGACAAAATAGACAAGTCCTTAACACAAGGACCAAGAGGCAGCGTTACACTTCCGAGTGATGAAGACCTACAAGAAACAGTACAAGAAGTTGCAGTAGAAGAGCAACAGGCACCAGGGCCTGTAGAAACAACAGAGAATGAAGATGGATCAGTTGAAATTAATTTTGATCCTAATGCCGCTTCACCAGAAGGTAGCGATGAACACTACGCAAACTTAGCAGAATTTTTACCAGATCAAGTATTATCAGAAATTGGAGCAGACCTTTCTCAAAAATATATGGACTACCAAATGGGTAGAAAAGATTGGGAGAGAACTTATACAACAGGTTTAGATTTATTAGGTTTCAAATACGATATGAAAACGGAACCTTTCCAAGGAGCAAGTGGTGCAACTCACCCAGTTCTTGCAGAGGCTGTTACACAGTTTCAAGCTTTAGCTTACAAAGAATTATTACCAGCAGATGGCCCAGTTAGAACAGCTGTGATTGGAGCACCTAATCCAGAGAAACAACAACAGGCTCAAAGAGTTAAAGATTTTATGAATTACGAACTCATGGAGAAAATGAAAGACTATGAGCCAGACTTTGATCAAATGCTATTTTATTTACCTTTAGCAGGATCGGCTTTTAAAAAAGTTTATTATGATGAACTTGAAGGAGAGCCAACATCAAAGTTTGTACCTGCAGATGATTTGATTGTACCATACACCGCTACCTCATTAGAAGATGCGGAAGCAATCATCCATCGGGTAAAAATTTCTAAAAACGAATTAAGAAAACAACAAGTCGCAGGCTTTTATAGAGATATAGAATTAGGCCAACCAAGAAATGTTGAAAACGATGTAGAGAAAAAAGAGAGAGAATTAGAAGGCCAAAGAAAAACTCAAGATGATGACGTTTATACTTTGTTAGAGTGTCACATTAATTTAGATATTGAAGGCTTTGAAGATACCGATGAATCAGGTGAGCCATCTGGAATTAAGATACCTTACATTGTAACAGTTGAAGAAGCGACAAGAAACGTTTTATCAATTAAAAGAAATTATGAAATTGGGGATCCGAAAAAAAATAAAATAGATTACTTTGTCCACTTTAAGTTTTTACCTGGACTAGGTTTTTATGGTTTCGGTCTCATCCATATGATTGGTGGTCTGTCTAGAACTGCAACTGCAGCTCTTCGTCAATTATTGGATGCGGGTACGCTCTCCAACTTACCCGCAGGATTTAAGATGCGTGGAATTAGGATTAGAGACGACGCACAATCAATTCAACCCGGTGAGTTTAGAGATGTAGATGCTCCAGGTGGTAACTTAAAAGATTCATTTATGATGTTGCCATTTAAAGAGCCTTCTGCAACTTTATTAAACTTAATGGGTATTGTTGTTAATGCAGGTCAAAGATTTGCATCAATTGCAGATTTACAAGTTGGTGATGGTAATCAACAGGCAGCTGTTGGTACAACTGTTGCTCTTCTTGAAAGAGGAAGCAGAACTATGTCTGCTATCCATAAAAGAATTTACTCTTCTTTAAAATCTGAGTTCAGATTATTAGCAAGAGTATTCAAGTTATATCTACCACCGGAATATCCGTACGACGTAGTTGGGGGTCAAAGAATGATTAAACAAGCAGACTTTGATGATCGGGTGGATATATTGCCAGTTGCTGATCCCAACATCTTTTCTCAAACTCAGCGTATTTCCCTCGCGCAAACAGAGTTGCAGCTGGCAAGCTCAAATCCTCAAATACATAATTTGTATCAGGCGTATAGAAATATGTATGAAGCGTTAGGTGTAAAAGATATTGATACGTTATTAATCAAACCTCAACCACCTCAACCGTTGGATCCGAGTTTAGAAAACATTATGGCTTTATCCGGAAAACCTTTTCAAGCTTTCCCTGGTCAAGATCATAGAGCTCATATAACTTCGCATTTAAATTTTATGGCAACCAATATTGCTAGAAATAATCCGATGGTTATGGCAGCTATGGAGAAAAATGTTTTTGAACATATTAGTTTAATGGCTCAAGAACAGATTGAACTAGAGTTCCCTCAGGAATTAGCACAGATTGCACAGATGACTCAGATGGCTCAACAAAATCCACAGCTTCAACAACAGGTAATGCAGATGTCTCAAAAGATAGAAGCAAGAAAAGCTGTATTGATTGCTGAAATGATGGAAGAATTCATGAAGGAAGAGAAGGCAATTACCTCTCAATTTGATAATGATCCAATTGCTAAGCTAAGATCTAGAGAGTTAGACCTTAGAGCGATGGATAATCAACGTAAAAAAATTGAAGGACAAGAAAAAATTAATCTTGATCGTATGAAAGCGATGATGAATCAACAAGAACATAATGACAAGCTTCAACAAAACGAAGAATTAGCTAAAATGAGAGCTGATACTTCAATTGAGAAGACAATACTTAGTAAAACTATGCCAAATGTGGATAAAATGATACCAAGTGTTGAAATTGAAAAGTACAAAGGAGAAAATAGATGACATTAAACATCAAAAAAGCGATAAAAAAACCTGGAGCACTAAGAAAATCTCTTGGTGTTAAAAAAGGTAAGACAATACCCGCTTCAAAGTTAAAAGCAGCTGCTAAGAAACCAGGAAAACTTGGACAAAGAGCAAGATTTGCTATAACATTGGGTAAATTAAGAAAAAAATAAGGAGAAACAATGGCTAAAAAAGAATCTTTTACAAAAGAGACAGATGTTAGCATTCCTTCTCAGAATCTTGAAAGAGATCCTAGAGGAAAAACACTTGCAGACGGTATGCAGTGGAACGTTATCCCAACTGGAGACAAAGTTGAGGTAAGAGGAACTAAAAGAATGCTGGCTGATAAGAAAAAAACTGCTAAGTGGTATTAAGCTATGTGGTTTAGTGCTATTAAATTAGCGATAAACGCTGGAAGTAAAATTTATGCCAATCGTCAAAAGACGAAAATGGCAATGTCAGATGCACAGTTAATGCACGCCGAGCGACAAGCGCGAGGTGAGGAAGCTTACCAGGGAAAATTGTTAGAAGCTCGTCAAAACGACTACAAGGACGAGGTGGTTTTAGCGATTTTAACGTTGCCCATTTTGGTGCTCGCTTGGGGGGTCTGGTCGGACGATCCG